CTACTATTGGTCCTCGTCGCCGTACTACGGAAACAACAACTACGCGGGCAACCTCTACTTCACCTCGGGCTACGTCTTCCCGCAGGACAAAAGCATCCGTACCTTCAGCTTCAGCGTGCGGTGCGTGCGGGATAAATAATCGGAAACGAACTATGTAATAAATAACGGCTATGGAAACTGAAAAAGAATTGGCACGGGCCTCGATGGAAAGGTCGAGAGCTCCGTATATAGCCTCTCAATCGTTTTTGACGCAGCTAAAAAAAACGCTGTTCCACGAGGAAACCAAAAAGCGGTTCGAGATGATGTTGGGGGAGTACGCACCCTCTTTTATGCAGTCGATATTGTCGGCCACGACAAACAATAAGCTGCTGATGAAAGCCGATCCCACATCGATTATCCGGTCCTCTTTGGTTGCGGCGTATACGAATCTGTCGATAGATACCAATCTGGGACAGGCGGCATTGGTACCCTACGGCGGAGTCGCGCAGTTCCAGATAATGAAGAACGGATATGTGCAACTCGCCCACAGGACGGGCAACGTAGCGCGCATCAATGTGGCTAACGTGTACGAAGGGGACATCGAGGCAATAAATCCCTTTACGGGCGACATGCGATTCAATCTAAACAATCCGGACAGGTCGATACTGAACGGATTCGTCTCTTACCTGAAGCTGATGACCGGTGCGGATTTCTATCTGTACATGACGGTGGACGAATGCAAGGCTCACGGGGCAAAGTATTCCAAATCATTCTACAGGGAGAATGGATTGTGGCAAACGGATTTCGTAGCTATGGGGCAAAAGACGGTGTTGAAAAGCATTATTAAAAAGTGGTGCCCGATCAACCCGCAACAGCAACCCAAGATAACGGCGGCGCTGAAATTCGACCAATCCGTTCCCAGTTCCGAAGACATAGAGTCCTGCGATCCGATATATGTGGATGGAGTCGATGCCAAAGAGGCGGAGAAAAAGGAAGTAGACGAAATAGTAGCAAAAATTACGAATGAATGATGGAGGATGAGAAAGTTCTGATCCGGCTGAAAACTTACGCCATGATGTCCGGAATCACCTATAACGGCGTCAAGAAAAGAATAGCATTAGGAAAGATAAAAGCCGAAAATATAGATGGGGTGCTGTTTGTCGATATATCCAAATATCCCGTCCTGCCTTCGGCGAGAATACGGAAAAAACTGGATAAGGAATACTGACATGGAAGGAGAACCCAAAACAATAGACAAGTGCATAGGCAAATTCGATCAGTGGGCTAAGTGGAGTAAAAAAGACCCAATAAGAGAGATAGTGTTTTTAATTGCCGTTCATATTCTTGCCGTCTTATCTATCATATTGTCCCCCATAATCGCAATCATTATGGGCAACGCCTACGAAAAAGCATGTTGGGAGGAAGAAGAAAAAGAAAACGAAGAATATTTTGAAAGGTGGAGAAAAGAGGGAGAAGAAGAATACCTGAAATGGATAAGAGAAGGACGAAAGTAAAATGCGAGACATGCCGATTCGTCCAAGACGTGGAGCAGGGGATAGGGTATTGCCCTGTAATCAAGATGCTATCCCCGGTACATAACGAGAAAGTTTGCGTGCATCACGTGTGTCGTGATTGTCGTGATTTGATGTAGAAACGATGAAGTTCATAATTGCCAAATACTATGTTAACCCGATTGGAATGCCGGATGATGTAACGGAAGTATGGGAAATAATATATCCCCATTACCATAGCATTATAAGCGCGAGAGAGGGGCGGGAGATTATCCGGGAGAACGGATTGGTGTTAGCAGTGAGCAATCGGTATGGCAAGGTATGGGAGATACCTGGCAAGCCTTTAACGAAGATAAAAATTTAGGAGACATGATAAAGGGGGGATACATATTGCAGCCGCGCTGCATACAGGAGGGGAGCATGGCGCACAATCCGCCGGTAGACAGAGAACTGTGGCAATACTTTCTGCGAAGTGTAAACTACTATAAGCACGACCTTATGCCTCGGGGATCGGGGTTCTTCCGGCTGGAGGACATACAGGAAGATTTGAGCTGGAAAGTCGGTTTCAGGAAGATGAAATACTCGAAATCTCAGCTCTCAAAATCCATCCGGCGGATGAGAGATGCAGGCGTCGCTACCGTTACGAAGGAAACGGGCGGAATGATTGTAACTATCTGTAAATACGATTATTATCAGGACCCGAATAACTACGAAGGAAATTCCTTTTATGAAGGAAACAATGGCGGGATAATGAAAGGTAGTGAAACTCTTGACACGAAGGAAACAGAAGGTGTAAGCTTAAATGACTGTGGAACAGTAGGAATAGAGGAGGTGTGCGAAGATCGAAGGAAACGATATGTCGAGCATGAAGGAAACGCGAAGGCAACAACGAAAGATGACCAATATATAAAGAATTATAAGAAAGAAAAGAATAATACACACACACAGTATAAACTGAAAAATATACAGAACACTTCGTGCGCGCGCGAGGAAGGCGAGGACGGCATGGAGAGATGGGCGGAGTCGTCGAAAAAGCTGCTCGTGAAAAACGTGAGAGAGTGGATAGCCCAGTATACGCCCTCTGTGGCGCTCATGGAGTTTCCGTTGACAGACCGTCAGATACTGGGGATTTTCGAGCGCATGACTCCGGACGATTTGAAGCGGCTACTTATAGCCATGTGCAACAAGGGGGCCACAAAACGAAATAGAAGTGCCTATTTTACGCTTTTGGCATTCGAGGGTAGGGATTATATCATCAAACAGAGAAAATTGAAAATTGCCACCAAAGAAGGCCGAATACGAGGGTTTTTGGAAGTGGAATGAAACTGAAAAACGATTGAGCCATGAAAAGCGAAAGAGCGGAGGCATACATCAATGCCAATGAGATGGATGCCGCATATTTGGTAGATAAGGATGGTTGCGGATGGGCAGTAATTGGTATTTATCAAGCTCGCAAAGCTGTCGAATTAGCCGAGCAGGATGCCGAGGCAAGGATGCGGCGGAAAGCGGTACAGGCATTCGACGATATGTGGTTCAGCGGCCTTGAACCGGACTATGAATATCACCGCAGGAATTTTATCAAGAAACTGAACGAAATATGAAACTGACAAAAAACGAAGAGTGGATAATAGCCTACGGCAACGCCATAGTCCCGCAGGTAGTACTGCGGATATTCGAGACGATCAACGATTACGAGAAATTGATACGATTATGAAAACATTACGTGAATCAAACCCCATCGAGCTTTGCGGGCTCTTGTGGGACAGGGAGAATTTGGCCATCGGCGGTTACGAGAAGGACGGCCACCATTACTACTCATGGCAGGAGGCAATGGATGCCGCGAGGTCCGTCGGGAAGCGCCTGCCGACCCGGGAGGAATTGAAGGCATTATGTGATCTCGGCTCGACTTGGGACGATGAGCTCAAGGGCCGTTGGTTCGGGGGTAATCACGACTCGGATCACAAGGGCTCGTTATTCCTGCCTGCTGCGGGCCTGCGCTACAGCAATAGCGGCGAGTTGGCCAGCACGAGCTCCTACGGCTACTATTGGTCCTCGTCGCCGTACTACGGAGGCGACAACGGCGCGGGCACCCTCGGCTTCTACTCGGGCTACGTCAACCCGCTGAGCTACAACGGTCGCGCCCTCGGCTTCAGCGTGCGTTGCGTGCGGGAAATAATAACAGATAGATTATGAGAGTCATAGTTACTTTTTCCGGCGGTAAAGATAGCCTTGCAGCGCTGTTGTGGACCCGCGAACATATCACCAAGAATTTCACGACGGTATTCTGCGACACGGGTTGGGAACATCCGTTGACTTACGAATACATCCATCGCATTGCCGACAAGCTGCATCTCGATCTGGTAACATTGAAGTCGAAGAAGTATGCAGGTATGGTCGATCTTGCCCGGCAGAAGCATCGCTGCCCGTCGGCGCGCGCCCGGTACTGTACAGAGGAACTGAAGACGAAGCCAATGACTGACTACATCCTCGACGTCGTACAAGATAATACGCTCATTATTCAGGGCATCCGTGCCGCGGAATCCTCGGCACGAGCCAAGATGAAGACGCAATGCACCTATTTCAAGTATTATTTCGAGCCTTACGGCTACGACAAAAACGGAAAGCCGAAGAAGTATAGCTACCGCGGCAAGGATGTTCGGGTGTTCCGGTCGCATTATGCGGACGACCTCTTGCGACCGGTGTTCGACTGGTCGGCGCAACAGGTCATCGACTACATCCTCGCCGCAGGGTTGGAACCGAATCCACTCTACAAAATGGGCTATAAGCGTGTCGGTTGTTGGCCGTGCGTGATGGCGAATCAGCGGGACATCCTGAACATCGCCCGGCAAGCTCCGGAACGGATAGATGAGATTGGAAACCTTGAAACGGAATTGGGCTATTCGTTTTTCGGTAAGGACAAGATACCCGCCCGCGCGATCCACAGTGGCAATAAATATCCGAATATCCATGATGTCGTGCGCTACGTCGAGTGGCAGAACGCGACGGGCTCCTTGTTCGACGACGACACGGCCACGAGTTGCATGAGTTATTATGGGTTATGCGAATGATAAATGACAGCTTCACTCTCCAGTTGTCAAATAATAATTGACAACTGAAACCTTTAAAAAACATTAAACACTTTAAAGAATGAGCTATGAAAAACAAAATTAACATTGAAATCACACAAGACGGCTGGACGACAGACATTCTGTTTAATGGCAAAAAGTATAGGGAACGCCACGAACGTATACCGACAGGGTCTAAATGTGTTGAAGGTGATTTTGAATCGGAAGAAGAATTGCCGGATGACATCATAGGTGCTGTTGGTGGATTTTTCTGTTTCGATTGTATGATGGCGCTTATACATAATGAGCTATGAAAATGATCCCTGATGCAGACATAGTTTGGGATAAAAGAGAACAATCCCGCATCGAGGCCCAAATCAAAAAGCAGCAAGAGTTGAAGCTGATCGGAAGCATGAAGAAGGTACCGGGGCACACTCTGTTCTCTTTCAACTACAAAACAGGCGAGATCAAGCCGGCCGACGTGATTCGGGAGTGTGCGATGGGCTTTGACGGATTGCCGGTCTACAAGGAGAGAATAGTGGTGGAGAAGGATTGCTACTACGAACAGGCGCTGAATGTCAAGAATTTTGTAAAACGATTGAAAAGAAAGAGCTATGAAAACACTTGAGTTGAAAGATATTTGCGGCTATATGCCGTACGGGCTAATGCAAAAGCATTATAAAAATGTTTGTCCTTTTGCCGTTGAGATTAAGTCACATATAGGTGGATATGTGTTTCTCAAAATACCTCCCAAACATGGAAAGCCTCTTCTTCGCCCGATGTCCGACCTAACCAAAGAGATCACCCACGAAGGGGAAAGGTTTGTGCCGACTTTAGCATTAGATAAATTAAATTGTTTCCCTGTATCTGATACAGAGAAGGCGTTAAGGTACTACGACAAGCTCAATGAATGGATGTTCGACTACCGGAACCTGATCTACGCCGGACTGGCAATCGACGTGAATACCTTACCTGAAAATCCTTATGAATGATGAAAACACCAGAAGAAGCTGCCCGAGAGTATGCAAAGAAGATTTGGAAAAATGGCCGTACTTACAGAAGTAGGATAGGATATTCTGCTGAAGATTTCCTTGCCGGCCTCGCAATCGTCGGAGCAATGGCGGTTGACGCAGAAAAGGAAGGTCGATTTATCCCGGCGCAAGAGATACTCAAGGAGATTCAGAAATCTAAAACCGATAACTAACAAAAATTGTAAATCATGCGAGAGATACTTTTCAGAGGCAAGAGCCTCGACAATGGGAAATGGGAGAGCGGATACCTACTCGAAAATCAAGGTCGGACCTTCATTTACCAAGCAACGAACGATAACGGCCGCATCTCCGTCGCTGCGGTAGAAGTCGATCCGGCCACCGTCGGCCAGTACACGGGTTTGAAAGACAAGAATGGCAAGAGCTTTTGGGAAGGGGATATATTCAAAGAAGATGATAGCGGAATTGTGCGATCCATCTTCCGAGTTCCCGGCGGACTCGCTTTTGAGGATAATCCTGTGGCATTCGGCTATGACCATAGAGCACCAGTATATCCGTATTCCTCTATTGCTGAAATGCAAAACGCATCATGGTTATCGCAATGTTGCGAAATAATCGGCAACATCCACGATAATGCGGGCCTGATAAAAATAGACGAAATATGAAAAAGATGATGTTTAACGATCGGTACGGCCTGACGCAGGCGGTCCGATACCAGAATAATTCCGTATATTTAGCAGTGTGAAAGGATTGTGGCACGCTTTTACAGGGGAAAACGTCATCATTAAAACGCAGAGACATGAAAACGATTCTAATGATTGCATTGATGTGGCTGGCAGCGCCGCCGACCACACAAAAACAGACCATTTATAAGGACGGTAGAAATGTCGGACGAGTGGAAATAGAGCGGGACAATATCCGTGTGTATGATGAGCAGGGACGGCTGAAAATGAGAGGAAAGAAGCAAAAAGGGGTTATCAAGCTATACGATAAGAACGGTAAGTACATAGGTCAGATAAAAGACAGTGACCTGTCATTTTGAGTTGTGATTTGATGTAGAAACGATGAATTCATGGATAACGAGGATAAAATAACAATTCTATGCGAGTTACGGACAGACTTGGTCCCTGACCGGTGTATTCGGGAATTCGCCCGGAGGGATGGAGGAAACGGAATGAGTATCAAATTCTTTCTGACATCCTTGAAGGGAAGGAAAAACGGCAATGATTATGGACTGAAGATACAGACCGAGGATAATCAGACGATTTGGGTGGGAACCGGACGGCTGATTTTTAAGAATGGGAAAAAAATGATTTGATTGAAAATGGAGAAAGAATTAGACACGATACTTGCTACAATGCAGGTAACCAAGTCCAATGTGAAAGGAAGGCATTGGATGGTAACAGGGCACGAATACGAGGCTCTGCACAAAATGTTCGATAAGATATACAAGGTACTCGACGACGGGACGGATAAGGTGGGCGAGATATTCCGCCAGCTCAGAATGATTCCTCCGTTCAGTATGGAGTTGTGTATTTCTGAATCCAAAGTGGAAGACGAGAAATTAATCATGCCGACATGGGACATGGTAGCAAAAACACGCGATGAGGTAGACAAAATCATCGCGCTCGTCCATGAAGGATGCTATGCCCAAAAATTCGACCCGACTACCGAGAACGATCTGCTCAATATCACAAGCCAGTTGAGATTTTGGGTGATGCACCTGAATTCGCTGTTGGGTGACATGAAAGGAAGCTCATCTATATAATTTCATGGTACGGTGAGGTTCTTAATGTCGAAATAAACGAATTCCTCACCTTTTTGTGTCTTGACTTTTTCGACAACGGCCCTGAAAATGTCCTTGTCGTTGAATCCGTACCTTTTCTGCAATATATCCTGAAAGGGCTTGATCGGATTGTCCCAGTCGGCCAAAGAAGTGGATAGCCCGAATACATAGTGTACTTCGTATGGAGGTTCGGGCAGCACTATGTCGGGCAGCTTCAATAGGCACTCCGTCGTATAAGCATCATACATGGAGGTACGGAATCTCTTACCCTGCCATGCTCGGTTTACGGTCAGCGGTTTAACGAATATTTTCGGCATATCAGAATGTGATAAAAGAGTAACTGATTCCGGCTCCTATATAAGGCTTTACCCCTTGAGGCGTAAGGGCATACCCGGCGCTCACGCCGATTCCCCAGCGCTTGGGTTTGCCGGGAACCTCGACCCGCTGGACGACCGTATTCGTCACGGTCTGCGTTTTTCGGAAAATATCGAGCGTATCGAGCGACGCGCGGAAGCCGGACACGACGGCGCGGTAATCCTCCCCTTCGTATACTTTCCGGGAAATCGGGACCAGTACCGGGACTTCCACCGTATCGCCCGGAACAGGCAAAAGTACCGTATCGACACGGGTCAAGTAGCGGACTTTGGGCACGAGGACAGTTTCCCGGACCGTGTCGCGCACGACCACCGTGTCCTTCCGGTGGATCTCGACGATCTCCGGCTTCACACTCCGTCGCCCCAGCAGAAATGCGACCGCGATCAGGGCTAAAGCTATAACAACGTTTTTCATGTTTCAGTAAAATAAAAATGCCCGAACCTATCCGCCCGGGCATAAAAAAGGCGGTAACTCCGAATATTGGAATTACCGCTTTCTACATCAAATCACAACTTTAAAATGCCTAATACAAATATTGGGCGATTATTTTGATCTTACTTACATTCATCCATGAGTATATTATAGTCGCTTAGCACGCCTTTCCCGCGACACTCTCCCGTAACAGAGATTACATCCCCTTTGGAATATCGAGCCAATCTGTCGCTATATTCACGTTTGAAAACACACTGCACATAATAGAACGGAATATTCGGGTCCTCGATTATAACATATTTGCGTCCCAATATCTCGGTTCCAAAATCTGTAATCACTCCTGCCACACTGATAATTCTGCCTTTTAAATGCATGTCAGCGGCAATCTCGTTGGCATCGTAGGCTGCTATTAACTGGCTTACAGATATTTCAAGGGGTTTTTTTCGTGCTTCCAGTATCGAGTCTATTTTTGCTGCTTCTTTCTTTGCTGCATTTATGGAATCTTCCGCTTTTGTGAGTGGGGTGCTAAATACTATGCTTTTATGATGTTGTTGAGTATCGTTTAAAGAGAGTAGAGAACTATCTATTTGCGAATAAGTTGCCATGTGTGACGCGGAAATGCTGGGAATATCAGAATACCTATTGTATTCTTGTTCTTGTGTTTCATCTTTGTTGCATAAATGAACAATAAACAGAAACACAATGATAATCCCCGCTACCTTAATAAAGGTATTGATTTCTGAATTTTCTCCCATGATTTCCTATTTTTCAGTTTATGGCATCACAACGTCCTCGATCTCCAAAGCTCTCGTTGATGTCGTCAAATAATGATAATTGAGTTGGCACAATCGTTCCGGATGTAGGGCTAAATGTAAGATTAAGTTTCGGTTGCGCGAGCCTGTTTTTAGCCTGCCTTGCCATTTGTTGCGTTCTTGTGTGCGGGAATGCAAATGCCAGATTCTCCTTAAATTTATCCATATTTGGAGAGGCTTTAATAATACCCATTACGGACAACAAGTGATCTGCGAGCAATTTATAACCAGTCTCATTTAGCTTTTGGTGATGATGTTTTTTACCGCCGGGATTAGGATTGTTTTTTCTTAAATAATCAGCGACATCAGGATCAAGAGTATCATAAACAAATTGCATTACATATTTACCAAATCTTTGAGGATAATATTTTTCGTCCAAAGGGATAGCATTGCCCTCAAGTCTGTAAAGATGCATGAAAAATTCTTTAGGGAATGTGCGCGTCCATTCTCTATACCCATCCTGTATATAGGTATCAAGTTTAGACTGAAGTTCATCCGCTTTTCTGAAATATTGATAACCGGTTACCTCATCAATCACTGCATCGATTCCACTCTTTGCAGACGCAGATATGAAAATTTCTGATTGCTCTGCAAGTTTCGACTGATTGGGGGCTAATATTCCAAGCTGGCGTGCTTTCAGATAAGTATTGCAGATGTCAATTACATCGCTCGACCTAATACCGTTAATAATAGTGCTGCCCACTCTGAAAATCAGAACATTAGCTTTATTGGATACTATTTCTGCGTCCTTTTTTCCACTCTGCCTGCCCGCCTTGATTTTCAGCTGGTTACGGTTTTGCTGAAATTTCTCAGGCAGGATTGCCTGTATATTTTTTGCAGATAAGTAGGCATTCAAGTTACCGCTATCACGACCACCCGAAATAAGCCTTACCACTTCTCGCTGTGACAATACACGCTCTACTTTCTCTCCATCGTCGATAACGTAGCAAGGTATTTCGTACTCTCCGCCATTGAGTGAGATTATCCCTTTGTAAATTTTGGCAATTTTATCCATAACTTTATATTATCACAATTCTAAACTTACTCCTTCTTGACCTCCACCACCTTCGTCAAAGTGGAATCCAAAACGAATACCTCGTCATAAACCACCACATTGTCCGTGTTCTTCTTGGCCCTGTACTTGTGGCGGATCGAGTAACCGGTGAGGTGGGGGACGTAGTGCTTTACTATACTATCCCCCATATGTATGTACTTAAGCAGCCATTTACGGGATATATCCCATGCTGCTTGTCGACCTCTCGTAAGATACCCTTGACTTAGCAATTCTTGCTCAATCTCTGAACCCGCCATGTAGTATTTAACTGCTTCATCCCGTACCACTTGATATGCTGGATCATCTTCTACTTTAGAATAAACCGTATCCAACTTTCCCCATTCGAGAGGCTTGTACCGACGGATACTGTCGGAATACGTAAGATATTCCATAACAATCTGCTGTTCCTTAGGGGCTTCGGAACAGCCGACAAAAAAGAAAAGAAGAAAAAGGTACAACAGCTTTTTCATACGCTAAATATTATTAGGGGTGAGAATTGGCCTACTATTATCTTAGATATACGAAGCGTGGGCGATCACTTCTTGACTAAGAGGTACGACCAATACCCGCCAACCAAAAGTAATGCCCACGCACAACGCAGACATCAGCTTGATTGTTTAGGGTTGGATTGTTAATTGGTCGTTTTCTTAGTCCTAAAACAATAGCTAATGCTATTCAATATGTCAATACAAACATAGGAAATTTTATCTCACGCCCTGTTTTTATATATTTATGGAATCAGGCGGAGTATAATTCAAACTTATAATTTCCAGGCATTTGTTGGTGGAGTACACAAGCTATATGAACCGGGGGGATCATTGTGCCCCCCGGTTCTCGGCAATTGCAATGTGTAAATTTTGCACATTGCTCAGATCGGTAATTCCAATATGTCAAAGAACCGCTGCGAATGTCTACATCATGTCGCGCCACGCCTCGGGCTTTCGGTTGTAGAGGTAGTTCAAATCCCGTTCATGGGTTTTGGCCTCTATTTCGAAAGGATTCCCCTTGTAGCCGTGGCATATCCATTGCCAGATATATCGGCAGTAATACGGGAAATATCCATGACAGTCTTTGGCTTGGGCCGCATGGATCGATTCGTGATTGACGGTAACGGCGCTCAGGGGCTTGAACTTTTTGCGCGCGAATATGACCCCGAACAGCATCATGGCCTTATATCCGCGAAACGGGATCAGGGAGTTGTAGATGATTTTCATTTCCGAATCGTGATGTAAATATCTTCGCCCCGGGATTCGGCCTCGTCGAGAATGTCGAGCAGGCGGAACAGGGTAGCCCGGGAGTTGATGACCTGTCCTTTTACCTTGTTCTCTCCGACCAAGATACAACCTTCCGTGTCGGCCGGCGTGTTCCCCGAATGGATAAGTATTCCTGAAAAGTGAGGCACATCCGGCAGCAGGGGGACATTTCGTCCGCCGTACCGGGGCGAGAACTTGGGCGACTGGGTCATGGCGATCCGATAGCGACCGTAAGGTATAGCCGTCTTGCCGTATATCTTGACTTCCTGACCGTCGAATACGCCATTGGCGTTGGCATCCCGGTCGGTATCTTCCAGCGTATCGCACTCGAAGGATGCCGACGGGATGCTTAAACGCCCGATGGTATAAGTGGGCGCGAAATAGATTCGCCTCAGAGATAGAAGCATGGCTATTTCAGAATACCGGCGGTTTTCAGAGCGTTTGCCAGCAGGACCAGGTTCGCCTGCACGCCTTCGGCCGTGTCCGATGCACCCCATGTGGGCGTGGTCTGCGGTGTAACCAGTTTGGCGGTAACGTCCGACGCGAGTTTTGCCAGAGTAACTTTTGCGTTCCCGATAGTCGGATTCGGGTAGCTTCCGGTCAAATCGCCACCAGCAGAACCGGACGGAGGCAGAGAAGTCGGAACATTCGGAATAACCCCGTCGGCCAGCTTTGCAGCGGTCACGGCTTTGTCGGCGATTTTGTCGGTTGTCACTTTCCCGGTGCCGATAGTCGGGTTAGGATAGGTCCCGGTCAAATCGCCACCGGCAGCGCCGCTCGGAGTTGCGCCGCCCCCTTCGATGGACTCGAAGTTTTCGTTGATTTTGTTGGCCATCCTGTCGATGCTCGGGATAGGAGGCAGATCGGATTTGGTGATTTTCTTAACCATAGCAATAAAGTTTAATTAGTGTGAGAGCCAATGTATCTGGGCAAAATATACTGAATGTTTTTTGAGATTACGTGCAATTTGCTTCTGAGAAAAGATTCTGAGATGCTGGAGTCTTTTCTCAGTTCGCAGACGATGGACCCGACCCAGTCGTGCTGGTTGTCGCTCATACGGTATATCCCTAATATGGAGCTGCCGTGAGAGGAAAAGAGCGAACGGGCATACATATCGTCCATTTGCGTCTCGATGTCGGATATGTGGATGTACGGATTACGGTTCAGGTCCGCACAGAATTTAGGCATGTCCGACATGCTTATGTCATGGATATATTGTTTCATCCCGTCGATGCCTTTACGCTTCACCTCGAAGTAGATCGAAACGTAAGCCTCGTTGCCCAGCGGGTGAGGCTGGATAATATATACCCTGTCGGCATCCAGCGTGTACAGTATGTCCCACAGTTCGCCGAACACGATTGCCGAATTGTCTACCCGACGCAGGGAAGTTTCCGACATATCCTGCTTTATCTGGGATATTTTCAGGTCGGTCATCTTGTCCCGTCGGTACTGGTTGTATTTGAACCATGCGGTTATGATGGTGCCGATGGCCGCTATGATCGCTGCGATGTATTCCATTGTGCTGATTGTTATACCACTTTGCCGTAGGTTATTTCTACCCAGTAATCCACTTGTTCCCGAACAGTTGCCAAACCGCCTGTGAAATTGGCCATAACTTGATATATGGATGATTGGTTGACATAGGTGGAAAACATATATCCGGCATTGTTTTGGCTGTTAACGGGCACGATAGCCAAAGTCGCTTTGGTGGAATAGTTCGTGAACTTAGCGTATCCGCGAAAAGCGATAGGCGCATATTGGGAGTACGTTCCCGGGAATTGAGTCGAGGCATAGTTGTCCAGTGCAACAGTCGCAGGCCCGTATTTATTGGTATACGATCCTTTGACGAGCTTCTTGACAACGGGTGCGTCGTTGAAATGCGTCGCGTCTAATTGTTGTTCAAAATAGACGTTCTGTCCGAAATCGCTGTTTTCCGCAAAGCAACTCCACGGGGAGAATGTGGATGCTGAAGCTGTATTGGAAGTACGATAGAAAGAAGGGCCGGCATATGATGTCGAGTAGAAAATGGTAACGAACTGTATGATTTTATCGGTAAGTACTATTTGAAGTCCTCCGCCTCCTTGAGGCATAGGAGCGTTCGTCGTCGATGCGGCAAATTGGAAAAAGCACGTACCCTCTGAAATAAGCGTATTCAGATTAGTGGTAGTAACTTTCTTTACAACTCCGTCCTTACCTGCAGGCCCGGTAGCTCCTGTGGCCCCCCTCGGGATACCAAACTTGAAGTTGAATACCTTCGCTGTGTTGGCCCCTGAAGCGGTCACGGTTACGGTAGGATTGCCTCCGGCAGCGACAGCCGTAGCGGATGCCGTGGGCGTGCCGAACCCGGCGGCAGGTCCGGTAGGTCCTGTAGCGCCTTGCGCGCCGTCCTTACCGGCAGGTCCGGTAGCTCCGGTAGCGCCGGTGTCGCCCTTGTCGCCCTTGGGAATGCCGAATTGGAAGTTGAATACCTTCGCATCGTCAGGGCCCGACACGCTCATATCGACCGTAGGATTACTGCCCGCCGGTAGAGACGAGGCCGAAGCCGTAGGAGTGCCGAGCCCCGTAAGGATGCCTTCTGCGATCTTTTCGGCTGTCACGGCACCGTCGGCGATCATATCGGTAGTTATGGGCGGAATACCTTGCGCGGCATTCTTGAGCTCGGCGACATAGTCGTCGGTCAGTGGCTCCGAGGTAATCAGATCGTCGCCCGTGTCCACATCGTTGGCGACAAATTCGTAGCGCTTGAAGGCGTTATATATTACGCCGTTTTCAGCCACTCGTTCTCCGTACAGTATTTCCCGGCTGTGCAGGTACGATCCGGCGGGGATGCTCTCACCGGGGTAGGAGTACATGACACCTTTATATAATATGATACCGGGAGTATACGAGCCGTCCCCGTTCTTGTCGAAGCCGTGCAGTATGGCGATGTTCTGGCCGAACAGATTGATCGCGGCTTTCAGGTAGTTTATCTGACGCGGCAGATTGGACAGGTCCGTGATGAACACGGGATTGCCCGTGCCGTCCTGAAATAGCATATCGTAAATGGGGTCGAGTGCCATGTCAATATGTTTTAATGGTGTATTTGATTCCGTATATTATGAGCGAGTTAAGCGTTGCGAGGAAGTCCCACCACACATCGGACATGGGCGCGTCGTTCGTTTGGATGGTCCCGTCCGACAGATTCTGGAAGTACATCTGGCCGTTGCCTACGAGTCCGAATCCCTGCGTCGTGCCGTATATGGTATGGTAGGAGCCTTTCTCTATTCCCTCTATTCCCTCTATTTCCTGCATGCTCCACGTGTTTCCGTTGTCTTTGCTGACGAACATAGAGCGGTAGAAGGGAAATGTGCGGAACGACCCGTCCTGCGGAACGTAGGTAACGGACTTGCATACGTATTCCGGCAGAATGGGAGAGGACGAGGCGACAGGCTCGTAGTCGGGGGATGCCGCATAGGCCGATCCTTTGCCGACGAATACGAGACGAGTCCCCGTAGAATCGGCTGCGCAATCGTAGTACAGTCCATAGGGGAGCGATTTGACGGACGAGTTGACGATTTGGTAGTTATTGTCAAGCTCGACGAGCTCCATTTGGGAATCGTTCATAAAAACGAATCCGTCTTTGTACGGGCACAGCGATGTATAGGATGAGCCGATTCCTTCGAGCGGTTTCCAAGTTTGAGTCCCGTTCAGAAGGTCCAGATACATCGCCATCGGTTGCAGCCCGTCCCCAATGGCAATGGCGTAGTGGTTGTCTATCGACACATTCGACAGGTAGCTGCCGACGACTTTCGTGTAGTCCCCTTCCGGAAAATCGACCGCCTTCCATGTCTCGCCCATATCGAAAGACATAGCCGATATGCCGTCCCCGATAGCGATGATAGGCCGGGTTTGGTCCGATCCTTTGATTGAATAAGTAATACTCTTGTAGAGCGCCGTATCGCTCGCATTGTTGGGCAGAACGACCGTTTTATAGGATAGCCAGTTGTTATTGGTTATGTAGGCGGTCTTGTCGCTTATGGCGATAGTAGGTCCTCCCGGGACGGATACGGCGTTATAGATGACAGCTCCGCTGTACTGAAGCTCGACGGGAACGCTGACGATAGTCTCGTTGGACGTAGCGCCCTGAAATCCCCAGTAGACCGGGGCGTTTTCGCTTCCTTCGGTATACAGGTACACTTGTTTCGACTCATCATCGGGGTACGAATCGTACAGGTACATCTGGTTCAGGCTCGAATTGGAGATGATGATCTCTCCGTATTGCCCGAAAAGATGATTGAGGACATTGGAAACGTTGCTGATGTTCGGTTCGCACGATGCGATCATGTAATACTTCCGCCTCAGCGCGTCGTATTCGTTCCATTTGGGTTGCAGCGGATAAAGGCATGCCAGCAGGAACTTGTACGTCTGATTGAGGGCCGGCAGCGTCTTTTCGTCCCCGTATGTGACGGCATAATTGGGCCGGAGTATCTGATAAATCAGATTGGGTATGTCGACAGCTCTGAATTTCATACTACACCGATTCGAAGATGGTTATGGGACTATCCGCCGTAAAGTCGGAAATATTGTCGTTGAAATTGAAATATCCGGCGTACAGGTAGATGATTCCCTGATAGGGGTTGGATGCCACGTCGTCCGGAACATACGGGACGTACTTGCCCTCGCCTTCGGATGTGTCCCACCGGTTGATGGTAACGCCGTCGAAAAAGGCGTCCCTTACGCCCGTAATATCCTTGATGGCCGACTCGATGTCGTTTATATAAAGAGCCGAGCGATTGAGGCGCTGCATCTGGAACTGGTCGAGCAGCGCTTTGATGTTATCCTGAATGGCTATCAGGTTGTAGTCGCGCGAGTATCTGACGTACAGGTGAGCGCAGTCGAACCGGTCGGGGACCTGACTGAATACCGTCACGGCAATGCCCACCGGCTCCCAGTTTTTCATGTAGCCTTTGAATGCGTCGAGTTGCTGCGTCGTGAGCGGAATCAGGTTGTTGTCCGAATCCGTCGTGGCTACTTTCAGATATATTTCCCCGTTATCCGGGACGGATGTATACACCTGCTTGATAATCTGTTTGCTGGTGTCTGTCTCGGCATAGCCCATCGCTAATGTTTCGTCGTTCACTACGACCAAATCGTCGCCCTCCTGATAGGCAAGCGCCTTGTCGATGTAGTATTGCTGGCCCATGACGCGCAGCGAGCGGGCGGCCGTCTCTATGATGGTATTCGAGCGGCCGATCTCTCCGGTCAGGATGTCGATGATCGTGGAGAATACGTCTACGAACCGGGTCCAGATTGCCGAGGCGCTGGAGTTGAGATTCGGCAGGATATTGGCCAGATAGGCTTTTATCTGATTAGCTGTTTGACTTGCCATTTTGGGTCATTGTATTTACGAGGTTATTGATCTGATTTTGCAAATCTTCTTCCGACAGGCGGGTGGAATAGAACGGATATTGACCGGCCCACAATACGCAGGCATTGTTGACGATAGGTATGCCCGTTATGTCGAGTTGAGTCCCGAAAGGTATCTCGGCGGTATAGCTTTCTATGCCGTTTAGCTCCATGAGCTTGTCGAGCACGACGATAGACCCCGATACGTTGTAGCATATATCGTAGATAGTCTGGAATGCCTGAACCTGATAGGATGCCATAGCTTGTTATTCGTTATAGATGACCGACCCGTCCGTGGAGAATATGTTTTGCCAGCCCGAGCGGATCGTTTTCTCGTCTACGTATTTGGCCCCGTCTTCATATATCTGCCCGATCCCTTCGGTAAGGAGCAGATCGAAGTCCCCCGGTGCCAGATTGGGATATAGCTCGTCGAGGGCCACGCCGATGTGAGCCTTCGTGATGTTCACGGCACGCTTGATAAGGATCAGAGCGCCGTTTTGGTTCGAGCACCGATCCGTCATGGCGAAATCGCCGTCGGCGATGACAATGTCGTTTACCTTAGTGTCCCATCGTATGTCTTTCATTGTACTATGTCTTCGTTTTGGTATTCATCGTCGGAGAATTGAGAGAAGGAGCCCGTGAATCCGGGAGTAGGGGAGCTTGTCGGTCCGCCTCCGGATGGGGCTGTATGCGTGTGGGAGTTGACGAACTCTTTCAGGCTGTCTATTTCCCCCACCAGTTTGTTAAGCCGGGCAGTCAGTTCTCCGATAACCACCGTAGGGCCTTTCTCCCCTCCGTTCAGGGTGACGAGCGGATTTTCTCCCGAGGAATCCAGCGCGACGGAAGCCGATCCGACGGTCAGGGACAATAACCCGTTCCGCATTTCCATACCGGCATCCCCTCTTTGGGCCGATATGCTGGATGCGTCGATCGTGATGACATCCCTCGCTCCTTCGTTCCCGAAATCGTATTTGACGACAATCTTGTCGAGATGGGTAAAGGAAACGACGAACGGGAGCTCCGGCCGGTTCTCCACGAATCCGAGCACCACCGTAGAGCCGACGGTGGGGATAAAAAGAATGCCATTGTCCCCATTCACGACAATGTCAAGATTTATGTCGCTGATCGTCTTGTCATTGTCTACAATGGCATTCAGGGTCCTGTTCTCCTCGTCTACGCTATCGACGGTAGCATACACGAGAGCGACCGATTCGGCCATCGTGAATCGACGGTCGAGCAGTCGCCCTATTTCTGCGACGCGGGCTGAAAAGGTCTCGTTACGCTTTCTCATAGTAGAACATTTCGTCGGTAACGCTCAGGACATTATGGTAGCCTGAGTCGTCGCAGTTCAGTTCCGTCCCGATCACATAGTAGTTGCTGCTCAGTTCGGGAAACAAGGTGTCTTCATATTCGATGAAATCCCACAGCGAGACGAACGGATATAGCAGCGTGGTGATAGAACCTTTGTTTCGGTTTCCCTTGAGCCGAGCCAGCGCCGCGTCGGCTATCGTTTCCAGTTGCTCCTGTTTCCGAGCCGGAGAGAATGGAAGGCGGACCGGCTCTCCTTTGGTTTCATCTCCGCGGGTAACCTGTATCTTGTTGCCTTTTTCGTCATATCCGTTGATCTCGACGTAGTAATCGGTAAAGAGGCCGTCTTCAGGCGTAATATCCCTGTTGATGACGTTCAGCCGGGTGCTCAGCTTGATTGTCGGTCGGTCCGTATTGGTCGCTCCTGTCCCTACATAGACTTTTCCCGTATTGCTGACTTGGCCGTACAGCACATATTCCTCTGCGAAACGGGAGATAGCCTCATAGGGCGCTATGGCCTTCCAGACGTTCAGCGTGAATTCCACGTCGGCGCTTTCCGATTCGGCTACGGACAGGAACGGAAACTCTCCGGTCAGCCCGGCTTCTTTGCGGAATTTGGCGAAAGCGTCGTTGGCAATCGGGACGACTTCGTTCATAACCTCCTTTAAAGGAGTCATTTTCGACCAGCTTTTATTGACTTGCCCGAACTTGAGAATAAACGAATTGTCCTCGCATTTGATCGTGGTGGGGAAACCGCTCACCACTTTTCTGATAAACCCGGAGAACGCGAGAATCTTGGGGAACGTATGCTGCAAGGTCGTATTGTCCTTATACCACACGTAGACCTCGATGCGGGCTCCCGTCGCAAGCTGGGCCCCGTCTACGCCTATTCGCAGGCTGTCTGCTACGGGGCGCTGCTTGTCGGTGACGGAAATGGTGTAGAGCGGTATTTTGATCTCTGCCGTAGCTCCTATGACATCCCTGCTGTTGCTTACGTTGAATGACGAGAAGCGGCCGAGAGAGAATCCCTCGACGATCACTTCGTTGCCGCATTCAAAGTAGTTTCCGGTCATGGCAGTAATGGTTATCCGTTCACGGCAAAGCCGGTATCGGTCGTTACGACATTGGCCGCATCTTCCGATATGACATTCGAGGTAACGTCCACTTCGATCAGCTGCATGCGTATCTCGGTAAGCAGCGACCCGGCTTGTGGCGACACGTCGTATTCGGACATATACACGTAGTTGACATGCAGGTTTTGGTTGATGAACGTATTGACGATCCGGAACACGTCCTGATTCTCGAAAAGATCGTTGAACATGCTCGAAAGGTTCTCCAATTCCAGCTTGTACGGGTCGCCTTCGGTATCGTTGACCGTACTTTCGTAGGCCGCGAACAGGTTGGACGTAGCCGGGGACAGCTGCTTGGTCTGCACCTGAATATTCACCGATATGATCTTCGGCTCCTTGTACACCCGCTCGAATATGACGGGTCCGTCCACCAACTGGGACGATGCCGTGTGTTTCTTGGCATTGACCGAATAGGTGAACGAGAGGGGCAGAAAGTAGTCGCCGCACTTGAAATAGTAGTCCTGATTCGGGTCGTATCGGCCCAAAGAGACTCCGCCGGCGGAATACCGGTCGTTCCGTGACACGAAGGGCGAGTTTACCGTGACGGCCACATTGCCCATCTCGTCGTAAGAGTAGGCAGCGCCGCCGCGCAATAGCTGTTTGGCGATTCCCGCTTCGGCCATGACGATCTTATAGCCCCGCTGGGCCGCGTTGTACGCATCCTCGACATAGTTGCCCACGGTCTGATAGCCTCTGCCGATCAGGCCGTTGTCTATGCGGCTGATAACCGAATCGACCCCCGAACTGAACAATCCGCCTCCCGATATGGATGTATATTTGTTTCTGCTCATATCATGCGGGTTGAATTGTTTAGCGCAATGGTAAGGCCGCGCACGATCATGTCCTCTATGGCGGGCTCCAACTGTTGCTTTATGTCCTCCACGTCGTTTGCGTTGATCGTCGTGGGCATGCTGACTATCTCGCGGTTAAAGTTGATGACGAGCGCCCGGGTAGTGCCGGACATGCCCCGAATGGTTTGGGCATCGGACGCTCCGACCGACTGGGTGTCGAAAGAATCGGTTATAGGTTTGATATAATCATCAGGATATTTGTTTGGAATTTCCCATCCTTTAATTGCATTGTTAAAATCTTCTTGTGCTTTTTCTTGGTCTTTGGTTTTTGAAGGAGGAATTTTATAGGGAACTCCATTAAAGCCGACATTTGGTCTTTCAAAAAAACCAATTTTAGCCATGTTCCATGCGTAGGGTAATGCGTTTTGGATCATTTCCCACGACCACGGTCCATATTCTTGCTCGATTGCTCTAAAGCCCTTGTCCCTAAATGTTAACCTATCGAGATAAGAACTCCCGTGTATATACCTTGCGGTCGCTCCCAATAGTTGTTTGCTTTTTTCGTCGTTCGGATGTGAAAAAACATAATCAGCCGTTTCTTTATACTTCGATGCAGGAATGCCGCTTGCTGCAAGCATTTCATTGAAAGCTATGTATCTTTCAGGTCGAGATAAAAGCTCTTTACCTGCAACTTCTTTTGCTTTATTGTCCGCCTTTTTGTTGCCATCTATAATACTACCGGCAATAATGGTAGCCACTTTCATCTGCAACGACCCTTTGCCGAAAAGCGCGTATAGCCCGGCAATAGTGGTCCACGGATTCTCCACCGTCCATGAGCCCACGTCGATTGCCGCATTACCGAATTTGACAGCGGCTTTCAGTAATGTTTTCGAGGCTTTCTGAAAGTTATCGAGAATCGAATCGACATTGTCCAAGTTCTGATTAGAGAAAAATTCCTCGGCCACATCTCCTAATATATCGTAGAGTTTTGTGTTTATGTCGGCCATTCTTTTGGCGACCGGCTCGAAAAGTTTCTCTAACTTCAGGAAGAAATTCTCCCGATTGAGGGCTATTTGCCCCCGGGCCATAGCCACCGGGGAGATTTTGACCGTTTTGTTGAATTCCTCCAGCGCACGGAAGAACGCTTGGGGATTCGACCGGACGAAGGCGTATATATCCTCGTTGCTGCCCGCCTTTCTCCGCTCGTCTTGGATAAATTTCCCGATAAGCGGTACGCTCTTGATGAGCTCCTTGATGTCGATCCCCTGCCATGAAGTGAGTATCTGCTGCATGTTCAGGCCGACGACGCCCATATCTCTATTACTGGCATGTGCTAACTTGGCTGTGATATTGGCCAAATAGGATGCTTGCTCCTGCGACAATAATTTGCCTCCTACGTTCAGGCCGGTCAGGGTCGATATAAGGTCCAGCGTTCCCACGCGGGAGGAACCGGTCGATACGGCGATGTCGCTGGCCGCCCGGAAGGCGTCGTCGTAGCCTTCCCCGAGCGAGTGCCGCGCCATGTTGTACCGCATGTTGTTCGCGGCAGCCTCCTGCATGCTTTGGCTTTTCAGTGTGCGCATGCCGGCCCAGTAGCCGAGACCGCCGGCCAAAGCGGGTATTCCTTGTCCTATGAGGGCGCTTTTCCCGATACTGCCTGCCGTGCCTATGGCGGGTACGGCTGCTCCTACGGTACGCGAAAAGCTGGATACGACCTTGACCGCATTCGCAAAATTTTCGCGCATGCCGTACAGCGTAAGGCAGTTTCGAAGGAAATCGCTGGAAAATTTGTTGAATACTTTTGCGGAGCGGTCGAAGTTCCTCAGGAAGTCTTTGTCATTAAAGCCACGGTGTCGCTTCAAAAAGGAGTTAGCCCATGAAACCCTTTTTTGCCATTGAGGTCTAATATGGGGATACCGCTTGAATAAATCTTCTTCAGATATCTCGCCGGTCTTTTTTAGCCTCCGCGTTCTCGATCCGGCAGAAGCGTTTCGGGACACTTTGCCGAGCTCGCTGTTCAGGATACGGCTCTTGGCGATAGCCGAATCGAGAACGCTATTCATATTGCCCTCCAGATTGAGGACCACAGAATATACGGGAGACGCCATAGTTACTTTTTCTGGTTAAAAGGAGCCCAATCGAAATGATATATCATATACAGAGCGGCATAGAACATGCTATCGATATGATCGGCGGAAAACTTGCCTACTATCTCCGAAAAAGGCTCGTGGAAATACCGGGAAATAACCGCTTTCTTTATCAGATACGGGTCTTTTTTGGTAAACTCCGAGATTATTTCGTCGATTTTTCTTTCCGGCTCAGGTTTTCGGCTTTTCTTATCATTTTTTGGACGAAACCCAAGCCCGATAGAAAATTTTCTATATCCTCCGCTACGGCTTCGGATTGGAATATATCCAAGCAGCAGCCCATATCTTTGACGATGGACTCCCGTAGCTTGTCGTCCTTGATGACGCACTTGCAGAACTCGACGGACAGAGTCCCGAGCTGGTCCAGATGCTCGTATCCTTCGAGGATTTTCAGCGCGACGGCCATATGGGCCGGATTGGTGCGTTGCAGGTGCAGGATTTCGACGTCCACCTCGGTGGGCTTTTCGGTCATGTTCCCCTCTACGTCGGGGACCCAGCTAAAGTAGCTTGTTTTTACGGTGTAAGTTAGCGACATAGTTTTAAAAATTTGGGGACCCCGGTTGAGACATGAAGCGAAAAACGGATGTTAAACCGTAATGGGAGATACGTCTCGTTTAATACCCGTTCCTCGGAGAGAGATAGTGACGAGAGTCTGCGGATCGTTGGCGTCCACGTCGCCGCTGACATCCGATACCCGGCAGTTCAGGAAGTTGACGATAGCCGACTTGGGCGTTCCTGCGTTTTTGAGCGCGTAGGCGCACGTCAAGGTAAATCCGGCGACTTCCAGCATGGAGGCGTACAGTTGGCCCGCCGGTGCGGCAGCGTTGATCGCGTCCCTCAGCGCGTTATACTCTCCGCTCTGCATCGTGACCGAGGCGGTGTACGTGGCATTGAGCGCGACGATTCCGATGGGGTCTACGTGACTGATAGCGAATATGTCCTGCACGCTCTGGGAGTTGGCCCAGTTGAGTCGCGACCCCGTATCGAGTTTCATGCTCGGAATGCCGCTGAAAGTCATGTTTATCTGTACGTCGCTGCTCGGAACGATATACTCACTTAAATTAGGCATAGTCTTTAGATTAGAGAGATGAAACGAACATGACGGTAATAAACGCTTCCCTCATAGGAGCGTTCGGGAGAATCTCGACGGTTACTTCGAGGGCCCGCGACTGTACGAAATTGCCGTCTTTGGCCTCGAAATCCACGTTGATCTGCGATGCGTCGCCCCGGTTGATATACGGGTCGATATACAGGCTTCTCAGATTGGCCAGCGTGCCGGATTTGAACGCCGCGTTGATCGTACCGTTGCTCTGTACGGGGATATTGACGTTCAGCAGCTTCGTAAAGAAGGTGTCGCAGTCGTCGCACACGGCGTTCGCCACGCGGACGAAATCGATGCTTGAGAGGGCATTGGCGGCCGAGTTCATCGTCGCGCCGTCGTTGTAGCAGATACCTACGTCATTGCGCCGGAGCGTGAACAGGTATTGTTTCGCGCCCAGATCGTTCGTCTGCGTGCGCGTAAGGAGCGTAACAGGCGTATTGACAGGCGTGTTGGACGCGGAATCTACGAGATAGTCGGCGGTCGTTACGCTGCCCATCGATACGTTCCCGATGGACGTGGCCAGATTGCGGGCCGATACGATACCGCCGGAGCGTCCGACAGAGGCGTTCCGCGTCTTGGTCGAGGTAACGATCTGCAACGCGACGCGAGGGGCGTTGTATTTCGATACGTCGGGAAGATCGGAGATGCCCGATACTACGGCGGCATCGAGAATGCCGACCCCGCGGATGCCTTCGCCGAACAGAGTTTCGAGAGCCGACTCGAAATCCGTGCAGCAGGTGATAGTGTCTTCCGACAATCCGCCTTCGGTCGGCGTATCCTGACCTTCTGCCTGAGCGACCATGATGATGCGCGGGCTGTTGTTTTCCAGCGTTTCCATAGTCGAGCGGACGGCCGTCAGGAAGTCGGGGGCTTGCAGAAACTTCGACGTCTGCGCGTAGGTCGTCTTGTCGTAGACGTAAATCCACAGTTTCGTTCCGGCGTCGGCCTTGTCGTAGAACTCCTTGATATTGAAGTACAGGGGCGTTTTGTTCGTCGTGTCGTACTCTTCGTTGATCCCGAGGTTGACGGCATCCTCTAAGCCGGTGAGCATATAGGAGGTACCCACTTCGAGAGTAACGCCGCCGGGTCCGGGGGCTGTGCCTTTAGCGCCCGGCGCGAAAAGCATCGACACGCTGTTATCCTGAGCCGTTCCGCCGAGGGCGGTATCGATGAGCTCGGTATATATGCCAGTTTGTGCCATTTTCGGTTGTGTGAAATGATCTAATCTTCTTTCTTTTGAGCATTCGCGCCCGCCTTCTTCTTACGGCGTGATTCGAGTATCTCGGCTGCGCTTTCCAGACTCATATCCGGCTTTTCGGCCTTCTTGGGCGGCAGCGCCTGCTTGTCCTCGTAGGCGCGGAGCATGTTTTCGAATTCCTCGTTGGAAACGGGCTCCTTGCCTTTCTCTACCTTGCAATAGCGGCAGCGGCCTCTAAGGGCCAATGCGGTTTTGTACCGGTCTTTGGCCGATGCCTCGTTCCGATACACGTTGCCGTCCTCGCAGCAGTAGAGCGTGCCGTATTTGGCGGTTGCGATAATGAGGTTCTGATAATATCTGTCGGAAAAGTTTACCATAGCTGTAACGTATTTACGAATGGGTGTAAAAGAAGGGGCGGCCGTGCGGAGGGTCGTGTATGACATGTGACCCGGACATGATGTTTTTAAGGGAACAGTCCGCGTCAGCCGCCCCTGATGATTACGCGCTTACGGCAGGAGTGATGATGCCGATACCGAGCCCGCCTTTACGAGCGGCTCCGGCTCCCGAACGAATATCCATAGACATAACCCAAGAATAGTCGTTGGGGTTCTGTACCATGTGTACGTTCGTGTTGCCCTGCGCGATGATGGCCTCGCCGGGGATGAAGCCCAAAGCGATGTCGTAGGCCGTAGCGGCCAGCACGGGCGGCGTGTAGGACGGGATCGTGCCGTCTGCGTTCACCTTGCCGTCGCAATAGAGCTCGGAGCCGTTCACCTCGACGCGGTACCGGTCGCCGCTCACTACGATACGCCCCTGCACGCCGTCGAACTCTCCGTCCATATCGGCCGTGAACAACACCTCGTAGGAAGCGTAGGA